CGTGCGACTTTTCCGATTACGGTTGCGTCGAACATATAGTCTAGGAAACGAGCTGATTGCTCTGGGTTGAGAAGACCACCATTGCCATTTTCAGACGCAGTGTGAATTCCATCTCCACCAGTTGTTGATGCGAAAGTACCTGTAGCTGTTGTACCAGCTGCGATTGCTTTCTCTAATGTTTCATTACTCATATTATTTCACCTACCCTAGTTAAATATTTCGTTTACGGAACCGAGGAAAGAACCGTTCCATTTTGATTTGTTTACTGCTTGTACCGCAGACCCGCCGAGGTCTGAGGACTTCTTAATTGCTGTATCGCCTTCTACGGCATCTACACGCTTTTGAACACCATCAATGGTGCCCTTTATTTCTGTTACAGCTGCACTAAGTGCGCTGTGCTTTTCTGCTAATTCTGTGATTTGAGCATTTAAGCCCTTGCTAAAAGTCTCTACAGTTTCTTTGATTTCAGAAACCTGTAATGCATTTGCCTCTGTAGCCTTGCTAAGAGTATCTGCAAAGAATCCCTTTAGGTCTACTAACATTTTTGCAAAATCAGGCTCTTGTCCTTCAACTGCAGCTGACGCATCTGCGTCTACTGACTTAAAGACATCTACAGAAGCAGAGTCTGCATCTTCTGCTTTAGCAGCTGGTGCATCTTCGACGGCCTTGACGTTAGTCTCAACCATGGTCTCTTCAACGACGACAACTTCTTCAGCAGCTGGTGCTTCTGCAACTGGTGCTTCTGCAACTACTGGATCTGTACCGTGTACGTTTAGTTTTTCCACTTCATTACCTCCTTGTGCGTTTGCCTGTTTTGCTATTGTTTGTGTTGCAGGCAACGTAACTCTTGACTTCTTGAATGAAGCAAGAACTTTATCTATCTCTTTTGATTTGTTTATGTCTGAGCTTTCAACCCATCCAATTAGCGTAGCCTCTTTACCAGTAACTGGAGATGAGTATGTCTTGTCTGTCGAGATGAAAACAGAGTCGCTATCTTCGCAATAAAAAATATTTTCTGTGACAACATCTGCTGCCATTCCTTTAAAAATAAGTTGACCATTCATTTTTTCTATTGAAATAATATTGCACATTTCATTTGCTGGTGAATCTACAATTGAAAGTTCTACTAAGTCATATTCTTTAATAAAACGAACAGACTCTCCTGTTGCCTTATTTATTTCATTATCTGAATCTTTAATCTTTCCGCCAATTGAAAAACCAGAAAGAGTTCCATCAAGAACCTTCTCCCAAGTATCCTGTGCGCCCTTTGATATGTATGAAGTTACATAAACTCCATTATAAAATTCTTTTGATTTTTGATCGTAGTAAGTCTCTGGCTTAAATGAAACTACTTTGCCAACTGCAAGTGGCTGATGCATCTCTCTAAGATTTCCTCTAAATGCTTCAAATGCCTTTAGGCTTGCTTCTGCTGTTACGACGTCACCAGTTTGATCTACATTATCTAGAGTTGCAAATCCAGACACGGTTCTATTCTCCCTGTTTACTTTTGTAAAAGGAACAGATAAATGAAGGTTTTGGCCGTCAGAAGACCACTGACTTTTTTCTATGTTCATATGCTTAATTTTATACTTATCTATCTAAAAAGGCAAATCGCAGTTGATTGGATTTAGTCAACTCTGCTTCCGTCGCCTTTTGCATTTCTTCCTTCTCCGACTTTATCGGAAGAGGCTGCGGATCTTTCTGAATCTCTGGCTCTAGTTTTCCCAGCCGTTGCTTTTTGGTCAGCTGCCTGCTGAGGCCTTAGATCTACCATTTCATCTCCGCCTTCCACTGGAATCATACCTTTTTTAATTCTAACTTCATTAGGGGTAATTACCTGCATTCTAAGATATCTTTCATCTATTTGAGATTGCGTGTCTTCATCAGTTAATGTCAGCTCTTCGAATTTAATTTTTAGGGCGTCAGTCTTTTCTTCAATTATTGCATTAATTCTTTTTTCTAGTCTCATTTGTGCTGGACGACAAACCTGCTCTTTAAATGTTTTGTCTGCGTCTCTTGCAACCGCTAAATTAACTCCTTCTGGAGTTCCAATTTTATTAATTGGCACACGGTGAGCCAATAGTATTTCATCTCTATTAGATTGTCGATAAATATTAAATGATGATTCTTGAGCTCCAGCTTCAACTGGCTCCATTTTAAATTCAACCTTGTTGTCTGGAGTATCCGCTGGAAGCGGGATATAAAGTGATCTATGGTTTTTCCCCTTTAGTCCAACCTGGAAAAATTCTAGCAACTTTCTTTCTGACTCTGGAGAAAGTTTTGCTCCCTTTACTGTAATAATATATCTTGGTACCGCTTTATTCTCAAAGTAATCTAGGTTATATCTTCCAGCAAATTCATTGCCAGCCAATGACATTTGTGCAGCAACAATATCTGGTATTCCATAATAGTTGTTCATCGGAGTATACTTCTTTAGATGAATGATTTCATTTGGACGATCCTCAACATCACCAATTGGGTTGGGTGTATCTAAATCTCCAAAGTTTCTAAAAAATACAGCCTTGCCATAAAGCAGCTGCATGAATCCATCACGAAGTCTTCTTACTCTCATTGTCTTTGCTGGGATATGTCCAATATATCCTATATCTCCTGCTGTTGTTCTTCCAATTTCAATATAGCCATTACCTGTAGCTTCTAAATCAGTGTAAACTTTTATTAAAGTTTCAGTAAATGTATCTTCATCGTTAGTAGTGTCGAGCCACTCTTGTAGGTCCTGCTTTAACTTATTAAGCTTACGTCTAGCTCTTTCTAATTGCTTTGTATCTGTTATTGCGTCTATAGCATCATTAGTTTTTCTAGTTTCAGTAAATGAGTACCCTAGTCCAACTATATTTGCTACCTTTGCATTGATTGCAGCATAGTTATAAGTTGATACCTCATAAATTTGAGACAAATACTCTAGGTTATATACTGGCTGCACAAGGTCGAACATAGCATATCCAGTTACAGCCTGCTGAAGAAGATTCTGTTGTGTTGCTGCACCATCTTTACCAGTAAATGATTTTGCAAAATCTCTGTTTACTTTTCTTTTAAAATTGGTGCCGAGCCCTCTTACTTTTTTAAGTTCATCTATTCCAATTGCAAACGGGTCAACATGCTCTTTTTCTTTCTTAAATGAAAAAAGATCTGAGCTATTTTTTACTGATACCTCATATGTATCTTCTGGGCCATCTTCTAAGAATTGTGTCATGTTACTGATCCCCCTCGCAATACTGAATCTTTGTATTCGCCTATGTCAAGCGGGTCTGGTGTAAGTCCCCACTTAAGTCTTTGGTTTTGATATTCAAACTCTTCATCATCAATTTTTCTTCTTCCAGACAAAAACTTAGGCTGTCCCTCATAAATTCCATAGTGTCTTACTGCATCCGCCAGCAAAGCCATGCGGGCACGATTTCCTTTTTTAGAAGTTATTGAAAGAAAGTTGCCATCGTCGTCACCAATCCAGCGTCCGTCTGGCATTTCCCATACGTATATTCCTAAAGTTGTTTCTTCTATTACTTTTTGATTAACATTTTTAATATATTGGCTCATCTTATCTAAAACATCTTTTTTCAATTCATCTCTTTTTTCCGCGTATGTATTTAAATTAATTGGTGATTCTTCACCTTCAATTTTAATATTTTCAAATGCTTTAAAATCTGCAAATGGTTCTAAAGAATATTTTCCATAAATAAAAATGGATTTTTGGTATTATATAATTTCTCAATTTCTAAATTCATTAATAAATTATCAGCAACGAATTCAATATATTTACACATTTCTTCTGCATTCATACCAATCAATCGACAATTAAAAGATGATGTAATAAATTCTTGTTCAATAGAAACCGCTTCTTTTACAATTTTAATAATAATATCATTATTACAATTTAAATCATAATCATTTCTATATTTTAATTGATTATATAATAAAATGGCGAAATCTCTGTGAATTCCCTCATCTCTGCTAATAAATTCATTAGATTTAGTTAATCCAGATAAAATATTTTTTTCTTTAATCCAAAAGATTGCACAAAATGA